ATAACCTTAGGTATTTAAAGGTCTCTATAGGAAACTATAGTTATCTATTGTCTTCTTTTCATGTTTGTGCCCCATTAACAGAATATGTACTTACTGTCCAATACACTGTTCAGGTCTAATTCCCCTTTTTTAGGTGGAGCAGGTAACTCTTTACTTACTAAGGGTTGAAGATATTGTCTAAATTCCTCTAAGACATCATGCTCTGTATACATATCTACAAAAGCCTTACGTACAATATCATACATCAGCTTAGCCTGAGACATAGGGCAACCATAAGAATCATGCACCATAGTAAAGTGATTGATACCAGCATCCTTAGCTCTACATACTGTCATTTGAAGATGGCAAGCATCCATAGAGTGAATGAAATTTGGAGCAATACCATTAGCTTGTTTTGTCTTATCAATCACACCTGTTTGGTGAGGGACATATACTCTGAATCTCTTTCCGGCACAGCGTAACTTAATCACCTTAGATTCATATTTTAAGTAATTTTGTTGCAACAAGAGACCCAAAGGTGTACACCAAGACACTACATTTGCATTTTTGGTGACAAGTTTGGAAACTTTATGTAACCAATCCATGCCCTCAACAGCACGTACAGCAGTAGCACCCACAGAGTTCCATATCAGCTCAGCCATATACATAGCACATTGGTAAGCATTGGTCTCTGTAAAACCACAGGCAGTCTTAGCATTTAAAGCAGGCTTAATGGTGTCTTCCATAATCTGTTCAGTGTAACCACGCTTCTTAGCTCCATAGGCAAGGGTCATGGTAGGTCTTTTGGTTACAGTGCGGTTAACACCATAGTTTAACCATATCTGTGCCATAGTCTTTGTACCAAACTTGGTCTTCAGCTTTTCTTCGTCCCATTCGTCAATAGTGCCTGACATAGCATCCTGCTTCAAGACAACATTTACCTTGTCAGCTACCAAACGATAGATGTCATTCGGTTTGTCTTGCGGAACAAGGTTTACCGCAGTACCACCGATGGGGTCTCTAAGGATAGCACTGAAATGTTGCAGACCCGAGCATGTACCATCTTGAGCATAAGGGAGACCTGTTACCCAGCCGACAATAGAGCCATGTTCAGCTATCCATTGCTTAGCTTTTGCCCATTCAAGACACCATGCGAGAAGCTGTACAGGCTTCTTGTCTTTATGCAGCCACCATAAGTTACCCATAGGGTCTTTTGCTACATCAAGAATAACTTCTTCATTGTCATAAACCCATTGGATGCGGTCTGCATAGCTGATTTTGTCTTCACCTGCAAGGTTAGCTCCGGTAATAGCAAGCCATTCAATATCTTTAGGGTCTTGACAAGGGGGTGTGTCTGAAAAGAGCAGCAATCCTTTGCAAATATCATCACCTTGGGGACTGAAAGATGGGATAGGATAGATGCGTCCTCTAAAATCCATATTCCATGGGAAATAGATGTTTTCATAGACACTAAATTTATCAGCAACTGTAATCATAGCATTTGTACGATTGATAATAGAAATGCGACGTTTTAAGCCTTTCCACCATGCTGCCTTATCTTTTTTATATTTTTTAATCTCTTCTGCTGTTGCCCCTTCAGGTAAGGTGGTAGGCTCAGATTCTTTTAAATCTGTACTCATGATGTGTGATTTTTCTTTACCGCAGGGGATATAGCCACGCTCCTTGCATTGCTTGATAACCTCTAAAACATCCTTATTGATATGCCATGGTGTCGCTTGAATAGCATTGACAGCCTTATAGACATCAGGTGTATCAAGCTGAGCAAGGCGTGCTTTATATCCTTTACTGAAAGAGTTATGCACCCCTTTAAGACGTAAGAAAGTATAGAAAGCTGCAAGGTCTCCATAGTACCCACCCTCATCATATGCTACCCAAGGTTTTGGAGGGATAATCATCGGATAGCATTTATGAGCATAATAAAGCATGTTTTCTTCGTTACGTTGCCATGCATCCACGAATTGAGAGGTAGGGACAAGATGTGCTTGTGTGTAGCTATCTGAATCCGACATCCAATAGCCTGTTGCTTCTTCTGTCAAAGTCAATAAAGCTACCCCTAAGTTGATAATACCTTCATTGTCTCCTTGTTCCCACGTGGGGCAGGTGTAACCACATTTCTTAATGGCTTGCTTCATGTAGACATAGCGGTAATGGATACCTATACGCTTGTCAATACCTTGCATTGCTTTTTTGTTTTTGTCTTCTTTAGGTAATGTAGTGAGCCAATTTTCAAAACATTTGGCTTGATATTCATACATAAGGCTAAAGCCAACATGCAATCCCACGTTATTCAGAAAAGCTGCCTTTGTATTCAAGCCTGTTGTAAGGGCATTTATAAGGCAGGAGAGTGTTACAGTTGTGCAGGTGTTAGCAATAGCATCCATATCCACATTGCCCTCTGCATCTGTGAACGCAGTCTTCAGGTCATCCAAGATATAGATAAAGTTTGGTTTAACACCAGCTTTTGGTTTCATGTTTTTAGTGAGCCATTGCAGCATGACATCCTTGACAGCGAGTACCTTGTGATTAAAAAATGCTTGTCCAATAGGGAGGGCAGTATCAACCATGCCTTTTTCCTTTGCGATTCTGAGAGCTTCACATGTTGCTTCATAGCCATCTTGTCTAGCAGAAGATTCCAGCATAAGCTGCTCTTCAAACAATTTTTCTTTTGTCATTATAAGTACCTCCTAGTTATAATGGGTCTTCTTCATGTTTGTGCCCCATTGATGTTTGCTTGGGTGTTTGTGTCTTTAGCATCCTTGGCTTGCCTTGCTTGCCTTGTCAGCTTGGGTTGCCCCAGCATCCCTCGTTTCGTTTCGTTCCGTGCACTCCAAAAGACAACACGTTTCGTTCCGCTCAGGTGACCTTCGGTAACCACGAACATCGTTTCGTTCCGTTTGGCTGAGGGGTGGAAAAAGGGTGCAAAAAATTAGAGGTACAGTTTTGTCCGTACCTCTGTTCAGTTTTTGGTTACTCTAATTTGAATTTTTCCAGCAGTTCCGGCATCGTCAATCCCATTTTTAAAGCTGCATTATACTGTAAAATGCGTTCTGCTTTATGCATCTGTATGCCGTCACAGTAGCGGATACACGTAAAATGTCCACAGGGGCTACGATGGATAGCAAGTTGATTATGTGCATCTACATCCACGAAAAATGTCTTACCTTGCTTTTTCATTTACTCTTGCACCTCCTATAGTATTATTAAAGCTTTAAAAGCTTTATAAGACATACAAGGCAGGTTATACCTTGTATGTCCTAAAAACTCTTAATTAAAAGGGTATAGGCTCAAAAATATTTAAAGCTGCTTCTAAGCCTATTATTTGCCCCTGCTGGCGGTATATCTCTACTTTTAAAGCTCTTGCTGCTTTTGTGCGCTGCTTTTTACCCTTGACATACTTGTCAGCATATACAGCTTGCATTGCTTGTAAATGTTGCTGCTGCTGCTCCAGCTCAAATTTTAACCAATCAAGGGGCGTTGTGTTTTTGTCTGCAACTAGCATTATTTGAGCACCCCCCACATATCCAGCGTTGCATCCCAATCAATGCTAAAAAATAAGACAAAAAGCAAGGCTGCAATGCATCTTGCTACCTCTTTCAGTACCTGATTAGTATGTTTAGATACTAAAAAGCACTCAATCAGATAAACTAAACATTTTTTCACTTTTCTTTTGTACCTCCTAAACTTATAGTCTTAAGAAGTTATATAAATAACTCTTAATGAGTGCCACTAGCTAGGCTAGTAGCACCGATAAAAGCTATTTATTTGTTTATAAGTTGCTTGCTTACTATGCCAGTGATGTCTTCACCCTGCCACGTATAGTAGCTACCTTGACACAAGTATTTCATAGCATAGTCAAGACTTGTTGCCTGCTCATAGTCCGCTTGATACTCTTTTTCAAAAGCACTTGCAAGGCATCCGCAAAAATCAGCAAGGGTAATTGTATCCGGTTGCTTGCGTGCAAGGTCTAAAAACTCTGCATACGCATTATAAAAACAGTAGTCGGTACAGTATCCGGTGGGCATTACATCTTGCATAAATTTTTTAGGCAGGGCAGCACCCTTTTTATGCAACAGTTTGTAAAAGTTGCTATGCTTATCCTTATCAATGTACATAGGCTCTTTAAAGCTGCCCCAATGGTTAACGATATAGGCAATAACACGGCTTGCACCCTGTATATCTAATGCCCAATACTCGCTGCTGTCCTCATTAACATAGTAGTTATCATAGTTATCACAGCTCCAGCGCAAGTCCAACGTATCACATATAGCATCAAAAGATTTGTTACGCTCATCCTGCCAAACATCCCAATAAATGTTAGCATCTATTGCAGCTTGACATACTCTCTGTTGTACGTCGCCGGGTAGTTGGTCTATAGTGTAGTAGGGGATAGCAACAGCTTGTGTTAATGTAGATGTAATAGCACTCAACACTTGCTGCGTATAAGCGTTATCTCCGGTTGTTACCGATACACGCCAGCTTTTTCCTTCATCGTCAACGCTGGTTGCACTCACACCGCTGCCAAACGTCACTAATTTGTTATTGAGTTCATGCATCTGCTTGTAGCTCAAATCTTGCAATGTAATAACATACATTTTTAATACCTCCAAGGTTATTAAGTTTTTAAGAGTTATAAATAAGCTCTTAATGAGTACCACCGCCGGGGCGGTAGTACCGATAAAAGTTTATTAATACATGCGTGTAGTACTATTACCCACACCGTGGGATACATGTATATGCAAGTCAGGGTCAAGTGTGTGCAACATGTCTGCTACATCATATATAGCAGCTTTAAAGCACCATAAAGGGTCTACACGTTGCTTGCATTGATAGGGCAGCAGGTAGAGTGTGCGCTTTTCATACTCTACATCCGGGCAGGTTCTGTCCCAACCGCTCCATATTACATTTAACCCATTGTCTCTCTTATCAATGGTATAAATGCAGCATTTTCCCTTGCCTGTAGGCAGAATATAGGCTGTATCAGCTTGCAGCAGTTGCTTGACGCTGCTAACATGGTTATACTTGCCTGTTGCAATATCATGCAGTGTCATATGTACAATTTTTGGCATATGATAGCCACCTCCTAAAATTTTTAAAGCTTTAAAGCTTTATGAGACACACAAGACAAATAGCCTTGTATGTCTGAAAAGCTTTAAAGGGTTCTTATCTCTGCTGCCAGCTCAGTCAGCAGTCTTTCTAATTCTTCTTTTGCAATGTAGCTGTAGTTATTTTCTCGCAATATCTGTTTTGCTTTTTCCTCATAGCGTTCTGTAAATGCCAGCGGTAAACGGCGGTTACCAAAAGGGTCATAGCCTGTAGTCAACGCAATGCCAGGCGCAAGCTCATAGATATTACAGCCCCAGCCTTCTGCTCTTTCTGTATGTCCGATTTTTGGGGCAAAATACAAGGTATATTGCAAATCGCAGTAACCACAATAGGCTACTATAGGATATTCAGCCCGGACATGTTTTTTGTATAATCTCATGCTCATACATCCAGCACCTCCTCCACCTTCAGAAGAACGTCGGCAAGGTCAAACATGCCAAGGTCAGCAGCAGCACCGCTCAGGCTGCCCATAGACAAGTCACGCACCACACATTGCAGGATAGTAGGTTCACCGCTCAGGCAGCTTTCACATTCTCCAGCGGTTGCCACGTCGCAAGCGTCGCAAGACATATGCACCATGAGAAGCACGGCAAGGATAAGACACACATTTTTCATAATAATTAACCTCCTAGATTATTAAGTTTTAAGAGTTAAAATAAGCTCTTAATGAGTACCACCGCCGGGGCGGTAGTACCGATAAAAGTTTATTTGTCTCTGTAAAGCTCTATAGGCTCATGCTTGCCATACAAGACAGCCGACAACCCGAACCCTAAATTAGTTACTATCAAGGTATAATGTCCCCAATAGATACCGTATGTTAACGTATAGTTTTTAATCACGTAACCTCCAATGGTTTTTTCCTTTTTATATCCAATTTGTTCGGGGTTATTGATATGCTTTTGTTGTCTTCTCATTTGTTTTTACCTCCATTCTGTAGCTCTGTGTAGCTACATGATATTTAAAAAATATATAGAGAGTATCTGCGTTTTTGTATCTCTCTATGGTTATATAATACCACATGTAGCTACAAAATGCAAGTACTTTTTTCAAAAAAATGTAGCAAAATGTAGCCACGCATGATATAATGAAGATAACAACAAGAGAGGAGGAGTTATAAATGTATGATAATGATAAAGATACAGTAATTAGAGTACGTGTTCCGCAACGCTTAAAAGATGACTTTCAGATGTTATGTAAGCATAAGGCTATTAATAGCAGTGAGCTACTTAGGCAACTAATAACACAATGGATACATGAGCAGCAGGATATAACTATTATACATAAGCGTAGCAGCGATATATAATAGTAGCTGATGACTGTATAATGGTAGTAGCAATAGTAACTAATGGTGACAATAGTATCTATAGTAATACAACCAATAGCAGCTCATGGATATAATGGATGTAGTAGGGGCTGTAGTTATAGTAGCTATGGTAGGTCTGATAGATACCTAGGGCATATATACAGATACATTTTATGCCTAATTTTTACCTAAATTGTACTATATGTTCATTATAATGTACATATGTTCGCAATATCCCCATAAAAACTAGATAGTTATATATGCCTTGCTTGCTTATCTCATGTCTAAAACAAGGTAAATTTAACATAACATATGTTATCGGACATAACTTGTACCCTTGGGAACGTCAATGCTGTGTACGCTATTCAAATGTAGTATATACTATTTCGACAGCAGACCCGAAGACCCCGGGGCACGGGGGGGGAAACCAATCAATCTCTATATTAAATATACCCTTTCACAATTTTTGGCAATTTTTGAAGTTAGGAGGTAGTATAATGCCATCTAAAACCACTCGTAGAAGACCTAAAGGCGAGGGGTCTATAATAGTCCTCCCTAGCGGTAAAGTACGTGTCAGGGTAGAATTAGACCCTGTGGATGGCAAAAGGCGATGGTTATCAGCCACAGCAGACACAAAAAAGGAAGCTGTGGAGAAGCTGAAGAAGCTTCAGAGAGACAAAGAGGATAAAGGTCTGCAAGTAAAAGCAGAGGAAGACACAATAAAGTATCAAGGTGAGGTGTACCTTAAGCACCTAGAAGCTCAGCGGATGTCAGGGTCTGTAATAATCACCACAAGACGTGTACTTAAGCTCCTAGACAACACAGCTAATGGCTTAGCGTTATCTAAGGTTACCACTCAAACTATAGATACCATGCTCTTAGAGTGGCATCAAAAGAACTATTCAACTAATACCTATCTTAATTATATAGGACGCTTAAGGCTCTTTTTTAGATGGTGTGTAGAACAAGACCTTATTGGAAAGTCACCTGTGACCTCAATGCAGAAGACACCAAAGAGTGATAAACCTAAGCATGAGGTGATTGTCTTATCACAAGAGGAGCATGAGCGAATCAAGGCTTTCCTCCTGCCACTATGGGAGCACAAGGAGAAACCTATGCTGAAGTATCAGTTCTATGCTCTGTATTGTCTTGCCTATGAAACAGGCATGAGAGAAGGGGAGCTGTTAGCTCTTACGTGGGATTGTCTTGATGATGTTGCTAATACAATATCTGTAAAAAGAACCTTAGCTAAGGATAAGAATAACAAGACAATAGTCACATACCCTAAGACACAAGCCGGGTATCGCACAATCAAAATATCTGAGAAGACAACACAGCTTCTTATGTCTTTAAAACCCCTTAGCTTTGACAAGTCACCATATATCTTCTATAATAGGAAAAGAGATAGCTTCTATGCAGAGCAGCGTCTTATCCATACATGGGATTTAACTAGGAAAGGCGCAGGTATCACTAGACCTTTCACGTTCCACGGAATAAGACATACAAATGCATCCAACATGATTTACAAGCATGTACCCATAGCTCTTATAACAGAACGCTTAGGACACACCAGCATAGCGGTCACCTATGCTATCTATGGTCACATCTTGCAGGAATGTTCGGAAAAACACGTTGCTGTGATAGAAGCTTAG